CCCAAGTATATTCTTTAGTGCAGATGATATTTAAAATATCAAATAGCGGATTTCTCTTCTTTTCACTCATTCGAAATGTTCTTTAAATTCTAAGGTTATCTTATCATCAGTAACAGGAGTTATCTTAACTTCATTTCCTGACTTCTCATCCTTAAAAATATAGTAATTTTCTCCAGAGTTTAACATAGTATAAGAAGAATTTTCTAAAAAACTTTTAACCATTCTATTCATAACTAATCCTTATAAAATGTACTTAACCTAGAAATCGGCCATTCACCATGAACTTTCTTATTCCATTTATCAAAAAATGGCTTCATAAGTTGGGCAAAGTTTTCAGGTGGCTGACCTTTACTATAATGATGAACTTCAAGATCTATTGTAGATACTTTATAACCACGTTCCAATACTTGCAAAGAAATATCGGTATCATAAAAATGATAGCCTTGCAAAGATTCATCGAAACGTAAACCTTCTTCAAATATCCATTTTGGGAAGAACATGCAACAACCATCAACTGTTGCAAGATAATCATGAACTCCTGGATGATCATTCATTGGATATTCTATTAATTTAAGTTGACTATCTAAATCACCTTGAATAATAGAACCAGAACCATAATTTTGTCTTCCACCCGCACGTGGAACTCCATTCCACCAAGTACAATTATTATCTAATGCAATCGTTCCGATTACACCAGCAACGCCAACATCACCTTCTTCAAAAAGTTTAGTTAGTTTATATTCACAAACGTCTAATGGTGTTTTTATATAACTGTCTTTATGTCTAAAACAAATTATATTTTCATTACTTTTTAAAATATAATTTTTAATAGCATAATTATATTTCTTTGCAATAGAATTACCAACTGAATTATCAAGGAAAATTACCTTATCAGTTGTTATATCTATATCTTCCTCACATTTTCCTACTGGTATAAATTCAAGCATTTGTATTACCTAAAATTGTATCAAGATTTCTAATTTCAAATTTAGCATCATTACCATTTATTGCAGTATAATTTATAGCAATTTTTTGACTAAAATTACTGAATATATTTGTTTTACCATCTTTAATAATAATTAATTTTGCTTCTGGCATTTGACCTTCAAGTAAATGAAGTCTTTGTTCATCATTAAGAGATGGAATTAATAAATCAACATCAATCGGTAATTCATTATATTGTATAGCTTTTTCCATTACTTTTTGTTTATCTTCTACCGAAATAGTTGGACTAAAAATATAATAAGACAAAATACATTTTGTTCTTTCTTTTTCTAATCTACGTTCTATTTCATCTTGACTTAATGGATTATCACCAAATATTTTTAAATCAGCAAAAATTTCTTCAAGTTGTTTATCAAATAATTGTCCAGGTCTAACATATTTTAATTTATTATCTTTAAAACACGCTGTTAATGGAAATATAGATCTATCTAATAATTTAGATAACTGTTCACGTTCAGATTCTATATTTATTTCCACAAAATAAAGATACGCATTATTAATATAAGCTATAGATTCTTTATAATCCTGACATACATGGCATGCATCATCAGTAAAAACATAAATGCCATGTTTATAACCTTTTATAAAATTATTAAACGGTAATTTTTGAGAATCAAACATTAAATTCCTTTAAAAAATAAAATCGGTATTAACCGATTTTATTTATAGTCAATATTAAGTTGCTTCAGGTGTCGGAGGTTCAAGAATAGTATTATAAGTCATAAGAACTTTCTTACCAGTTTCTGGGTCTTCTTCCTTATGTTTTACATACCAAGCAATACTCTTAATCATATCCTTTTCTGGGTCACAAATAAAATCAAGCGTATATTCAGTAATCCAACCACCTTCTTTAAGTTCTTTTCTAACTGCTACAAGGTTACTAAGCTTAACATCAAATTCCAAATCACTGAATGTCATCTTATATTCTAAAGAATAATCACCAAGCGGAATAATAAGCTTTTCCCAAGCGTCTTGTGCTGCAGACTGGTCAAATGCACCATTAAAATCTACGTCACCATGGAACTGCTTCGGGAATGTTCTAATGCTTGTATCTTCAACAATTTTTGCCTGAAGAATCCAGAACATATCTTCACCTTTTCTAACGAGCTTAAAGCTTGTCAGTGAACTATCAAATCTAATTGTATTCATTACTTATCTCCTTTCGTAGCTGTATAAATTGCACTGTTCAACTGGAATGCTGCAAGTTCTTTTGCTTCTTCCTGATTGATGATATTAAGGCATTGCATCTTTTCAAGTGCACGGTAATAAGAAAGGCCTTTACCAACTCTCTTATCAAACTTGTCTTGATAATTACAATGAGACTTACCAACAATTACAATCTTTTCCATAGTTTCCTGCGGGAAGAATTCAGTAATTGTTACAAGCGTAGAATATTCCTTCCAACGAGTACAAATTTCACGACCATACTGGTCAATTTCTTTCTTATACTTATAATCGGTAAGATAACCTACCTTAATAATAAACTGTCTACCATTTGTAAGAACTGCTCTCATGATATTTTCCTCTTATATTAAATGTTTGTATAAAATATAGTAATTTTTTATTTACATGCTAGTGCAAAATAAATATTCTGTTTTTATTAAAAAATTCGGAAACTAAGTTCCGAATCTTTATTAAATAATATCTTGTTCTTTATTATCAAACATCAATAACATTTGATTTATATGTTGTGATGATTCTAGCCAACATCCAGAATTATTAATAAAATCATATTGCCAATTTAATACTTCATTGTATTTGTCTTTTTTACATAATGGCCAGAATATTTTATCAATATCTTCTACTGTAGATTTATCAGTAAATTTACAATCTTTATGAATTTCTCGATATGGACTATCATCATTATCAGCAAAGATATTACCAATAAATACGTTTCCAGTTGCACATGCTTCAGTAAATCTTAAAGAAGATTTAGCTTTATTGAAAGGATTACTTACAATAGAAGCAATACTAAAATCAGAATGAACTTCCATAAATTTTCTTGGGAATGTATGAGAATCTGCCCATGGAATAAACTGAATCTTGTCTTTAATTTCTTCCCAGAAAAATGGCAATGCACCCATTACATAGAAATCTATTTTATCTTCCTTAACATTTTTAATTACCCAATCACAAAGTGCTGTATTCCAGTCACCTTTATCACCCGGTTGACCAGGATGACCTTTTGGGAAATTTGGATGTTGACCAGGATTAAGTTTTGGAATAGGTTGCCTATAATGTGTAGGACTGCCAGAATAAATGACCCTTGGTTTTACTAAATCATTTTTAATATTTTTCTTTCTATCAAAATTCCAAAGATATCTAGGAACTACATTTTTAATTACCATTACATTAGGATGATGAAAAACTTTTTCAACCATCTTCTTAAGATATGCTGTAGAAACGACAAGCAAATCAAGATATGGCAGTGTTATTTTCATAGTATTAATAATAGTTTCACGATTAGCGAAAATATTATCATGTGATGGGTTATAATATGGAACACCATCTTCTTGCTCAGGTGCTTCACCTGTCATAAAACAAAGGTCGTCAAATTCACCAACAAGCTTATAGCCAAATTTTGGTTGTAATTCTTTATATCTTTTTAGTAAATCTATATCTACAGAAGTCATTGGACGTTGAAATACAATAGATTTTGCTCTACTTAAAAGGTTAGCATCAAATGTATAAACTGGTAATAATACAGGTACTACACCATATTCATGTCCATTAATATATTCTGCATTATATCTTAATCTAACATGTGAACATCCAGATGTATCTCTACAATATATTATAGCTATTTTTTTACCATCTTGTTGTTCTGTATTTGCATTAAGCATTAATTATCTTCTCCATACATGTCATCAATAGTATTCAAATTTTCATAGAAATCAAGACCAGTGATTTCTGTTTCATTACGCTTATTCATTTCACCTAAATAAAGATTCAAAGCATTAGTAATGAGCTGTGTAGTAAAAGCGAACGCACTTGTATTTCTTTCTTCGTCGTAACGGTTAATATATGTAAACAATGTCATCAACGCTTCTTGACGAATATCATCAATTTCTTCATATGCAGGACCTTGAATAAGCTTAAAAGAAATTATACGGCCATTAATAACTTTAATAAACGCATCACAAATATCCTTCTTTACAGCTTCAAATTCAGCATTGAATTTTCTACGTTCTTCAGGTGTGAACTTCTTATAACGTTCTTGTAACTCTCTAATTTGTTCTCTCTTACGTTGAATAAAACTCTTAGAAAGTTCATATTTATCTTCTTCAATATTATTTTTGTCGTTTTTACGTTCAAGCTTTCTTTCGTATGCATCACACCATTCACCAGTATCATTGATGTTCATACGATTAAACTTGATGATTAATTCTCTTAAATACTTATTGGATATATATCCTTCACTTGTTTTATCTTGTTTCATATTTTAACCTATCACATATAATTATTATACGCTAAAATATAGCATTTTTTTGTAAATAAAAATTTACAAATATTTATTCTGAATTTTTTAAATATGAGGCATAGATGGTGTATGTGGAACATATGAACTAGCTGAACCAGCTTTTGCTTTAGCATTAGCAAGTTCTTTCTTATTTGCTTCATTTTCTTCTTGTACCATTTTATTAATGATTTGTTGTTCTACTTCTACTTCTACCCATGACCAATCATTAGTAATTTGTAAATTAGAATATTTAGCAATACGTGTTATAGTCTCTAAAATCTGTGCAAGATTAACGGAATTAAATAAATTATCATCATTAATTACAATTCTAACAGGATGATCTTTACCACATTTTGGACACGTAACATTTATATCTTTTATTACCCCACAATAATTATGGTCAATAGTTTCTTTAAGAGTTAAAAAGTCATATGCAGTTAATGATGCTATAAAACGAAATTTTTCATCAAGTGTATTTTCAGTATCTATCCACATACACATTTCTTCTACTTCATCTGCAAATTTTATTTTAGAATCATTATATTTAGGAAATTTTAATGGAACCCTAACATCTAAATCTGCAAGATATGCTTCTTTTAATGGTTCTTCATCAAGATATTTAAACTTTAAATCCATTAATTTAATAGTATGTTCTATTTTTTCTTTACATTCAGCACAAGATGGAATTGTTACAGTAAAGCCATTACCCGATGTAAAGCTATTTAATCTAATCCAAAAAATAAGAAATTCTCTATCACAAAGCAATAAATCTTCAAAAGACATATTTTCTATTATACAGCATTTTTCTAATAATTCATTACAAATAGAAGTTGAATTTGCTGGTGATAAAGTAGCTAAAAATTTTACTTCCAATACAGACATTGAACGTATCTTAATTTTTACATCAGGATTATACATTTTACCCCTTGATGGTAACTGTATAAGTTCTATTTGCCAATAATTAAAATTATCGTAATTGTGTTGTGTCATAAAAAATTATGGAGTAATTAATTTAACTGTTGTTCTACCTGTAAATAAGCCTTCTGTTGAAGACATATAACTTTTTACGGTATATGGTGCTGCGCCTTTAACTATATTACTTGCAGGCATTATTGTATTTATTGCATTTTTTAAATTAGATTCAAATAAATTCCAAACATTAATAAAAATATTTTCATCTAATGGATCTAATAAAGCAGTTTCTTTTTTATAAGTTATACCTATATTTCTGAAATGATTTGTATTAAATGTAAGTATAAATGTGGAAGCAATACCAGGATATAATGAATTACCATTTAAATCTAACTTAGGAAATCCTGTCCATTGAAGTAATGTGCTGGATATTTTAACTCCTATATGTTCAAAAAGGCGTTCAAATGCAAATTCATTTGTCATTAAATTTTTTAATACATTTGATTCAAATACAAATTTTGTTGCAATAGGTCTTACTTTTGAAGAAAATACTATTGGTGTTCCTGATGGAATTTCAATAACACCTGTTGCGAATCCTGTTTGCTTATTTAAAAATTTACTATTAAACCACCAATTTAATGTATTAGCTAACGCTATATGAAATGTTCCATATGGTGATAATTGTTTAAGCGGTTTTAATTGCGCTTGTAAATTTTTTGCAAATGAATCTTCCATTATTTAAAATCACCCCAGAAATCATTAGAATATTCTAATGCATCAGCCATCATGTCGATTGTTCTCATATCGTCCATCTTGACGTCTTCTTTAACCTTGATATTATCCATATCAATTTCAGGCTGCATCGTTGCATATATTGCCCAATATAAAGCAGAAACTGTATCGTCATGATTTCCCTTTGCAGCTGCAAAAACGTTTGGAGATTGTTCTTCAAATCTTGATAATTCAGCAATAGTTACGCTATCATGAAGTTTCAAAATTTCAGCGTTAATAACTCTCTTTAATTCCATACAGGCGTCAAGTTTAGAACGTTTATCAGCTTTTGTTCCTAAACCTTTACCAGCTTTTTCGGTATTAATAAGGTTTGTATTTTCAAGAGTATACCAAACTTCTTCAGTAACCTGTTTACCAACGTCATTATTTTCAATGATATAATAACAGTTATTATACATCTTTGATAGATAGTCAATTATACGAGCATATTCACCGACTCCGACTTCATTAGACCTGTAAACAGCAACTTGTTCCATTTCGTATTTGGAACGAATCTCAATAACCTGAACACAAGAATAGTCACCGCCAACACCAGTAGCACAGTCACATCCCATAACATAAAAATGTCCAGGCTGAGCTTTCTTATAAATGTTTAAACTTAAATCTTCAAATAAGGTTTCTATGGGTTCTGATTCTACTAATTTTTCAAGAATATTACCGCTGACCAATGTATTAGAAGAACCTAGGAACGAGCAATTATGATGAATAATTCCGTTAGTCGTTGTATATAGTTCTCCGTCAACTACAAGGGGAGTATATACTGTTTTTACACCGACGTTTTCAATCTGTATGACTAGGCTTTGGCCAAATGTATCGTTTTTAACAATACTGCCTCTTTTGAGGTCTCTAGCATAAATATCATTATTATTTTCGTCTTTAAATCTGTGGTCTAAAGAACAGGTAATTTCAGAATTGTCAAAATAAATATGAACAGATTCTGAGACTTGTTTTTTAAAACCTTCAAATTTCTTGAATGTGTCACCCATTTTTATAAACATAAGATTCCTTGATTTTGATAAGATTGTTTACATTATTTATAAATAATATAAACAAAAGAGAGGTTTTATGCTAAATTTAGACGTTACACCGTCAACAATGACATTGAATGAGCTCCGCGAATGGTTGAAAGAATGCAGAAATGAAATTTCTGATGCATATGACCAGGATAATATAGCCAGAGCTAATAAACTAAGTGATATTTATGATGCAGTTAAGGCTTTTGAAGAAACTGCAGCTAATGAAAGTTTTAAAGACTTCGTAAGATTCAATATGCTTTCTGAATCTATTACAGAAGAAGGTAATAATACTTACCTTATTGAAGTTGACGAGATGATTGAGCATATCAAGAAAAATGTTAAAGGGGCTGAAGTTAATATTGATATGACAGCTAATTTTGATACAGATAACAATCTTATTGAGATTAGTCCGTTAACTATCGATATTTCGTTCAATTTGGAGTTCCTGGATGAACCACAACATATAGTCCTTACATACACGCCCGTAACAGAAATAACGTCTCTGGACATCGATTCTATTCCGCCAAAGGATTACAAGGCAACATCTACTGACGAAGGTGTAATGATTGCTTTCAAGTCTATTTCTAACCTTGCTGATGAGCTTGGTGAAACAGAATTTACAGAAACAATTGAATGGCCATTTGAAATGTCTTTCAAGAGTGCAACTGTTGAAAAGAAGTTCAACAAGAATGCAACACTTGGTGCTAAGATTGTAGCTTTACTTGGTAAAGACCATCTTATTGATAAGGTTCAAGGATATCAGTCTGAACACTCTTCTGGTTCTAACCGTAAGACCAGAGAAAAGAAAGAAGAAGAAAAGACAAGGGAAGTTGTTAGAGCAAGAGCTGGTAGAACACGTTCTGAAATTCTTAAGGATGTATTGTCTTCTATTCCTGGAATTACTTCTATGCAGGAATTTGATGTTCCAGGTGAAGGTAGATTCTTCAAGCGTATAAGACTTACATTTAATGGTGGTTATTTCGATGTATTTAATGGTGGTATTGATTTCTTAGTTAAGGACAATTCTGAAGGTTTCGGTAATCAGAGAGAATTCCATGCTACAACAAATCTTGATCTTACAAGAAATGAAATGGCACGTTATATTAAGAAACGTATAGAACAGGTTAAGCAAAAAGGTAATCAGCAACCGACTACAAGACCTGGTTTGTTAAGAAATCCTAGAGCTAGTACAATCGGTAACGAAGTTAAAGCTAAATATAGGGAATTCGTTGAAAAAGCTAATTCTACATTAAACGGTAGTGATGTATATCCTACTAGCGAACTTGAGAAAATGTATAATTATCTCTTAGATAATGAAAGAGAATTAGACGATCCTGAAATGATTAAGATTAATGAATTGGCTGAAAAGCTTGACATATTTTAATTAAAATTTTAAATAAAAAATAAAGACTTAGAAATTAATCTAAGTCTTTTTAATTATATTCTATTTGATTATTAGTCTCTGCTTAAGAAACCTGCCTGAGAAAGGGTATAATCAAAAGATTCTTCGATTTCACCTTCAGCTTCAGCTTCGGTTCCACCCTGCGGCGGTTCTTCATCACTAATTGTATATTCAACACCGTTGGTATCGAGGTCCTTGAAGAACTTCTTAACCTGTGCCTTAGTTCCGTTAACCCAGAAGGAAACAGTATCAGTTGCAGTAAGTTCAACACCAGCAGCCGGTCCGATATCTTCCTCAACAATCTGAGCGGTTTCATCATCATTGAAGCTTACATATACTTCATTAGAATCAGACTGTGCAGCCGGTTCAACAAAAGTACCGTAATCAGCAAGGAGTTCCTTAGCTTCAGAAACCTTCTTAGTAATTGTGAATGTGCCATCTTCATTCTTGGTGAACGGAATGCCATTATGGTTGAGCTTAGCAGTAATACGTAAGTCAGCAACACCATCATTCTTCTTGAAGATTGCAATCTTACCACTAGAAACAGCTCTGGTCTGACCCTGTTCGTTAGCAATATCAAGCTTAGTATAAAGGTCCATAACCTTTTCATTTTCTTCAGCAGTCAATTCGTCGCTTCTTGCAGCAAGTGCGTCGATACGACTCTTGATAAGGTCATAGTTCTTACCACCCTTCTTAAGAGAAGTAATGGAGTTATTAATCTTCTTGATAAGGTCCTTAGCGTCCAAAGCACTATCATCACGAGAGTGAGTAGTTCTTGCAAGACCTTCAGCAGTCCAACCGCCCTTAGGAATACCGTCACCAGCATCGATACATTGATTAATGTAATTCAATTCCTTATTCAATTCTGCAACATAAGCCTGGTTTGCAGTATCTGGCATTGCAGCGAGAACAGCTTCGAAGTTACCAGCAAGTCTGGTAGCTGCGTCCTGAGAACAACCCTTACTGTTGGCAGACTTGAAGTCATTTTCAACCTTGGATGCACCTTCAGCAACACCAAATTCCTTAGTTTCGCCACCACGACCGACACTTAAAGAAACAGTGCCGGCGTCTTCAAGACCAGCGAAAGAATCAACATACTTACCACGGAAACGTGCCATTTCAGAAAGAATGGAATATGCCTTTGTTCCAGTAGCATTACGAGCTTCCATAGATTCCATAAGGGAACTTACGGCCTTATCGAATGAAGATTCTGTATTCTGGACAGTAAAACCAGTAGATTCAAGAATATATTTAGCTTCGTTTAGTTTCATTTTAAACCCTCTTATTAAAAATTTATTGTTATTTTATATTATTTATAAATTTTTAATTGTAATTAAGGTTATTTATGTTAAACTTCCGAATTTTTGTATATTCTCCAGCATCTTTATGAGAAACGACATCTACTCTTGTATTATGAGGGTCAATTTCTTCTGGTTTTATTATCTTTATCATATTCCATTTGGCTAATAGGAATGCAATAGAATTGCGTCTATCTATATCTTCCATACTGACATTTCCAAATCCTGGAAAGCCATTTTTAGAACGTGACATAACAAATAACTGCTTAAAATGAGCTAAATAGAACGTATCAAATTGTTCAATTAAATGGCATGATTGATAAATTTTTTTCTGTTTCTTGTCTACAATACCGATTCTTGTCAATGTTTCACGTATAATGCTTATATCGACCAACGGTTTTACTTCAAGAAGCTTATTTGTCGGGTACATATTAATATTCCTCCGGCTTCCATGCAAATTCTTTCAATTCATTAGTAAATAACTGATTGGCAACAGTTACTGGACTTAATTCTACACCGTATTCTACAGAGAAACATTTAATAATAATATCTTTTACCTTTGTATATCTTACAAGGTCACTTTCAGATAACTTTGCAAAACCGTAACCTGCATAGCCTTTTTGTCTATACAGTTTATCTATTTCTTTCTTAAGTTCGGTAATATTTAACATTTTGCCACCGAAAAATAAAAACTTAACCCCTTTTATTTCTCTGGCAGTCCATATTTCAGGTTTCAACGATTTTACCACGTCGTCTAAAGAAGTATCATTAGATTCCTTTATAATACGCGTAGTCTTCACTTTCTCGTCAGTAGTCTTATTTAATTCCTGTGCGAGATATTCTTTAAAATTTGCCATACATGTTATTTATAATAAAAAAGGTATCTAAAAAGATACCTTATAGCTTAAAATGTTTGTTATGATTAAGTCAATTTTGGTAAGAAGAACGATGGAGTAAATGGAACTGGTAATAATATTTCTTCTTCACATTTAGGACAAATAAATTTTGCTAATGGCTTTGCTGAGAAAATATATTCACTTAACGTATTTGTAAATACGCTAAAATCAATACCTGATAACTGTGTAAGATACTCATATGCTTGATAAAGTGTCTTTCTTTCATCATTTACTTTAATAATATAAGATGCCATTTCAAGAAGTTCTGGATTAATATCAATAATTATTTGCTGGTCATTTTTTACACGGTTAATTGCAGCATCTGTACTAATTGTAGGAAATTTAATAGTAATTTTATCTTTATTAGGAAGTTCAATATATTCAGGGACGTCCTTATCAAGATATGTAACGACAAGATTTCTTAATGTAAATTTATAATTACAGATATTATCACAACTTGGACATGCACCTCTTAAGTTAAAAGGTAAATCATTATATGTAATGCTTCTAAGATAATAAATAATCCAAATTTTATCACCGGTAAGGATTTTATTTCCTTCCATACCCCATATACATGAAGAAATAACATTATTGATTATATTATTAACATTCTGTTCATTTAATGTTGCAAGATCTTTAATATTTAATGTAGTTAATTTTGTAAAATAAATATCATTTGGATAAAATTTACCTCTTGACGGTAATAAATTTTTATCAAGAAGAACTGCATTTTTTGGTGGTTCATTCTTTAATGTTTCTACAATAGAACTAATATTTCCTTGATTAATATTATTAAGATCTAATTTTTCAGATTTCATATATTTTTCACCTCATTTAATAAACTTTTATAATCTATTTATAAAATATTTTATACTTACACACGTTAAAATATTCCGTTCTGAGAGATCAAGCCTATTTAAAGAAACAGGCAAGACTATGGATATTATTCCGTCGTCGAATCTGTGGGACTTATTGATAAGCTTACGGGGTGGTCATCCTGTACTCCGGCTACATCTTATCATGCCATGGCGGCTGTATGTATAATAGGCTAGATTATACTTCACTGAACGTTGCATCACCAGTAAAAACCTGGTCATCCGTGGATAAAGAATATTGTTCTCATATTCTTGATGGCATACCCTCTACCGACAACATCATTGAATTGAGCTTCGCTCCGAGGAATATGACTTTTGCATGTCAGAATGTAATTATAGAAAATGTATAAAGTTTTGTAAAGTTAAATTAACGGTTTATTCTGGTTATTTTTTCTTTACTTCCATAAATTTATATGTTACTTCACCACTTTTAATCATTTCATCAGTTACCCAATTATAAGTAACTACAGTATTTTGCCTTTGATTTACAGTTCCATTATTTATGGCTACTGTATGTCCATTTATAAGACTTTGTTTACGATTTGAATGACCTTCAAGAATTTCATGTCTTGTTTTTTCAGACATATTACTAAAATCTATAGATACAATAAGCATTGTATCATCTTTATTATATTTAGTTTTTAAATTTTCAAGATCAGCAATACTATTAATTTTATAATTTACTTCTTTAGCTTCTCCTTTACCAGTTGCATTTATTTGATTAATGACATTTGATGAAACCATATCTTTGCCCATAGCACTGCCAGATAAACGTTTATCTAAATCTAAATATAATGATATGGAGGTAGCAGTATTTGCTGCACACCAACCATTACTTTCTCTTTTAGCAAATTGATCAGTTGTAAGACCTTTATATTTATCATAGTCATTTATACTAAATTGATTAGACCCATTATTAAGACTAGAATTAATATTTTTTCTTGCATTACTTTGTGCTTCATTATAAAGTTTAAGTGAATTTTCATAGATATCTTCTTTAGCTTCTTCACCATAATTTTGAATAAGAAGTTTATCAAGATTTGGATCATTTCTTAATTCTTGAATATCTTTAAGACGATGGTTTTCTTTATTATATTCATTAATGAAATTTAAAACACCTTTTTGTTTATTTTCATCTACTTTATTCTTTTTCATTATACTGACTATAAACTCTTTTTCTTCATTAGAAATAGTTTTATCAGAAAGTATATCATTAAATTTTGCTTTTAAATTTTCTCTTTCTTCCATTTGATTATAAATAGAATTCAACTCAATGATATCGCGTTTATTTGTCGCATTATTTAAAAGCTCATTAAAATAACTATTAATCGCTGTTTCTGCATTTGCAATATTATTAACGATATCTTGTTCTTTTTTTGCTCTATAATTTTCAGCAGCAATAAGTTTATATTGTCCAGTATTTTCAACTTTTGCTGCTTTAATATATTCCATACGTTTAAGTTGATCTTCTTCGTCGCGATTTTTTACTTCTTCCCATCTATCTTTAATATTTTGATTAATACTATTATAATCGCTATCTATTTCATTTCTTGTTATTATATTGTCAGAATTTATTTCAAAACCGGCATTAGTTTCTCCACCATCATAAATGTATACTACATTAAATGATGCATTAAGTTCAATAGGTGTACCTCTACTATTATTATTGAATGCTGGTTCAGAATATTCTTTTAATCTACATAAGTAAATTTTAGAATCAATTAATTTTGTCATTGTTTCATCAAATTGATCTATTTTAATACATATTAAACGCATTTTTGCGCCATCGAATGCATTATTATTAAAGAAACCGGTAAGTAATTCATATACATTCATATTATCAGTTTCTTCAAATGTTATATCTAATGATGTATCTGCAAAATTAAAATATGGAATAACATAAGCAGTATTACCAAAAGATTTTTTATTGTCCGAATTTATATTAAATACAGGCTGTTTTACTTTTTTAATATTATATTCAAAATAATTATAATTGCTTTTAGCATCAGGTAATGCAAATGTTCCATTATATGGCCAAATATTACATTTAAATCTGTAATTTATGAATGGGCGCATTTCTTGGATTTTATAAACATTTAAAAGACCCATAAATTACCAACCTCCAAACGGATCAAAATATGCAGGATTATCTTCTTTAATTTCATCAGACTTATAGACAACATGACTATTTACGTTATCTTTTGGTTTATTGTTTTTATCTACATCTTTCTTTACATCTTCATTTGTAGCTAACATATCAGATTCATGAGATATTTCACTTGTTTTATCAGTAGTCGATGTAGAAGTATCGAGATTGAATGTTTCTGCAAGTTCAGCATACTTTCTGAATTCGTCCATCTTATCTGGATTGACATTTTGTTCATCAACGAACTCATGATTATTACGCCAGACACGGAGTATAAATGTATAAGTCATTGGAACTGCTAAGAATGTAGAAGCTTCTGCAAACTCTTTAACGTTTACAACTTCATAATAAGTATCTGAATATTCGACATATACAATATCGCCAATTTTAGGAACTTCCGGCTCATAGATACTTTGCATATCTGGATATGATAATTGAGAAGCTTCATAGAAATGTTGTATAGTACATTGACAAGTTATTAGTTCCTGGTAAACCATACCTTGAAGCTCATAGTTCTTCTGCATCGTAGGAATATTGCTTGTATATAATTGCAATTTAAATCTACGTTCTACATTATGCAACGGGTCTTCACCATATAATCGGTCTTTATTAGTTTCTATATCTTTTAAATAATATTGAACTTCAAAACCAAAATTTCCATAAGCCTCACTAGTAAGAGAACTTACAAGTGCAGCTTCTGCTTTATAACAGTCATTATATATACCGTCAAAATATCTAGGTGCATTCCAGTCTTTTCCTGAGACTGAACATCCACCACCAAATAAACGGGAAAATTCAGATGCATATTGAGTTGATGCCATACTATCATTATTTATAAATAATATAAAAATAAAGGAATTTTAGAAATGAAGAAAAAACCAGAAGATATCTTTAAAACTCTTCCAAAAGAAGATTTTAAAACATTTTTTAATAGAACCCTAGGACCTACATTAGAAAAAGAACGACTAGCTGATGCAATTAAAATTGCAGAAGAGCATGGTTATAAGGTCTTAAAAAATAGATAATAAAAAACCGGTTTAAAAACCGGTTTTATTTTTAAGCACCTAAAATACCAAGTATATCTTCTCGAGCTTTTCGAGGTGTATCATATTTTACTGCCTGACCACCAGCTTCGATAAACATATCACAATTTTTCTTGTAGTCATCGATTAATAAAGATTCAGAATCGGCATAATATGTTTTTTCTTTACCATTATTAACAACAATTAAATGATGCTTGTCAAGACCCAAGTTTTTACGCATCCAGTTCATGCGTCCAATTTTACCATCAGTTGATTTTACAGCTGTAAGAGTAAATAGGTCAATATTCTGTTGCTTACAAAGTTTAACAAGCCATTTAAAGAATTCTTTACCTTCGGTAAGCCATTCAATAGTTTCCCAGAAATCAGTTCCACCATTGTGAACTATGTCCCAGTCGACCTTCGTCCCGTTAATACATTGAAATTTTTCGCATTGACCACGAAAATCGCACAGAACACCGTCCATGTCTAAAAATATTTTACTTACCATAGATTTTCCTTATTAAACGTCAAATTCGTCAAAGCTATGATGTGAACGCTTTCCAGAATTACGGTTAAATTTATTCTTGTTACGTTGGAACTTATCAGGTTTTACATCTTCAATCGGCTGAAAATCTTCTTGTTCTTCACCAGCAATATCAAATTCGTCAAAATACTTGCCGAACAAGGATCTACCGAATTCCTTAGGCCATTTCTTAACAATCCAAGCGTCTTCGATGTCATTAGTATGTTCTTCCATGAACTGATTGAACTGTTCAACCGAAATATCGTAGCCGCAACAGCAATCCCAAACAGCATCACGTACGGTAGCAATCCAATCTTCATAGTCTGTTCCAGTATATTCGCCGCCAACTGTAATCTTAAGTGGTCTTCCGTCATAACGGTCACCGTCAATATCATCATCAGAATCGCCGATAGTATTCATAGTTTCGACAATATAGCCACATTTTCTTAAAATATCAATAGATTCTTTTACAATTTGCTTCATTTCAATACCTCAATATTATTTATAATAAAAATCAGAATTAATTAAACCTTTAGGATGTTCTTTGGTTTCAGTAGTAAAGCATTCAATAATATGCTTATCTTGAAATTCCATTTTTTCTATATTATTTCTGATTTTTAATTCTTTTCTTAAAAATTCGCACAATGCATAAGCATCAATAATATCAGAAGTAGGAGAATTTCCTTGTTTACCGTTTTTTACAACAGGTAAATCAGAAAGGTCTGGTTTTATTTCAGACCATTCAATCAGAGCATCTCTCATTCCGATTTTATCCGCATTTCCACGACCAGAAAAGAACTTCTTATTTTGGTTTGGGGTATAAAAACGTAATTTACAACCTTCTCTAAATAAGCTTAATTTAATATTACCTTCAAATTCAGCTAATGAAAAAATCATACCAGCTGCACCAGACATAGAATAAGCATAATCTTCAACTGCAACATATTCACAGTCTTTGCACCAGCTTACAATGTTATCACATAAAAACTGATATCTCTGATAATCATTTGTAAAATTATCTTTGTTATAAAAGACAATATTGTTTAATATAGAATTTTTCTTTACGGTTGTAAACCCATGGCGTTCTATATTTTTTATGTTAAATTGTTCGTCAACTTCTTCAATAATTATTCCACTTGACGAAATGGAAAGATCTAAACCGGCTATTTTCATATTAAAATTCACAAAAAAGACTATATAAATATATATATGGATGGAATGTTTACAAAAGTTGATTTAACAAATAATTTTGCGACTAAAATACATACCGCAAGAATAGAGACGGTAGATGAAAAACCGCCAAGAACTAGTAATCAAAATGAACAAGAAGAATCTACAAAAAAATTTGAAAATTTAGATGAATTTTTAGCTAGTCAGGCATGGGTTCCACCATATGAATATTATGCATCTATTCAAGAAACAACTTATGTTACAGATAATGATACACAAGGTTTCTTGATTGCAAATAAAGATAGAATTAATTCTGGTGAAGCAAATTCATATTTTTGGTTGGAAGAAATAAAAAACTGGTGTATGTTTAATTATTATACAGAATCAGACCATGATTATGAAATAAAAATTGATTTATCTGTATGGAATGGAAAAGATGGTTGGATTCGTGTTCCAAATTTACAATTTGAAGAAAATATGAATGAAGAAATTTGGAATGATAGATATAATATTAAAGAAATGCAGCAACCATTTTTTAATAAAATTAGAGGTATTAAAACTGACGGAGGCCAAGAATATATAGACCCGATTGATAATAATTTAATTGAAATGTATAGAGGGTGGTGTCAAGATCCATTAACAGATGAAGATGGTGAATGGATGAGCAGTAATCCTAATAGCCCATCATTATATTATTATTTTAATCAGCATAATTATTTACAATTAATAAAAGCAGTTCGTTTACAAAAATCTACAAATTATTCTATTAATTTACCTGGTTCTTTTCAAACTAGGCGTTGGCAATCACAACCATATTATTATATACGAAATATAACTGAAAATTATAATGATTCTGATTCTGAAACTTTTAAAGATCATCCATATGAAAGATATATGCAGACTAATTTTAGAATAGGAATGCCTACAGGTATTCCTTGTATATGGAGATTGCCAACTGGTGAAATAGCATTATGTTTTACATTTACATATCGTGCTGACACAGGTACACCATATCATTATGAAGCACATCCACAAGATGGTTTTACATCAGGTAAAAGCTGGAAGTATTTTAGAAAATATTACAATAAAAAAATAGATGGCTATTCTAAAATTAGAGCTGATAAAATGTTAGGTGATGATTTCGCTGCTGCTACAAAGTGGTTAAATGATGTATGTGCATCATATTTTGGTAAAGGACTTGATAAAACTATCGAATTAGATTGGCTTAGAGAATACAATTTAACAATTGATTCATCTTCAAAGGTAGTTAATTATGATAATATGTTAGATTCAGCATTACAGTTTGAACAACAAAATATAAATAAAGAAAATTTATTAAAATGTTCATTTACTGTTAATCGCCCAGTAGTTACGACAGAAACGGTTGAAACGGCAGATTATGCCAAAAAGTGGTAAAATATGGATTCATTTGTATTTAATAGTTTTAAAGAAAATTTAATGAATGGTAAAGTATCATCTACTGATAACTGGTATTTTTGGCCAGTTAATAGTAAATTTACAAATGATTATGAAAATATTATAAAATATTTTAAAACATCTGCAGATTTTTCTGCATTTGCTCCAGATACATCATTTTCAGGTAATAAAGGAGATAATTGGTTGCAGTCAACTAATTATTGGAGTGCATATCAAACAATTATTTATCCGACAAAATATGAATATAGACCAATGCAAGATACAGATGTTGCAGCAGAACCTGAATTTGTTGATATTAATTCAATCGATTTTTTTATTAATAATAGATATCCTAATGAAAAACATTTAAAAGAATTATTTTTTAATTCAGCAAGTGATTTTTTCAGATCAATCGGTAAAGAAGAAAAAATAAATCCTGAAGAGGCAACTGAAATCGGACGTGGTTTTTATTATGTAAGAACATCAGAAGAATTAAAATGGTGCGCAAATAAAGTAAATGGCGCAGCATTTGATAATACAATTAATATTGTATTAGGTGATAATATTGGAACAGATATAGATAGCAATGACGATAATATAAATTATGACTTATTGAATCCAACAGCACGTATAAAAATAATAGATTATTCTATAGGTTCTAATCCAGCACAGCCATATGAAGGTATTTTTTATGGTAATGGATATAGAATTAAAAATATTAGATTAGATTGTGGAAATGATACTAATGGTATAATTGGTTATCTTGGTACATCTGGTTGGATTGATAGCGTAGATATTGTAGGAAAAAATATTTTACATTGCAATAAGCCGATAAATATAGAACATTTAACTACAAAAGGAACGGATGTTGTTGCAGGAATATTATGTGGTAAAAATAATGGTAAAATAACAAATGTTCGTTTAAGCGGCGATATTTTTATCAATAATTTTGTTCCTAAAATGTATTCAGTAAATTCAAAAGGCGTTGAAACTGATGATAATGCTACTACTGCAGTAAATGATTCTTTACAATTTTATCCAGATTATCTATGTTATAATAATCCAGGTAATATAGTTCCATATATTGGATATTTTAATGAAGGCGTATTTGCTACATATTCAGGTTATAATAAAAATGATAAATTAATTCATCAATATTGGAATACAAAAATATCAGATAATGGTTGTGAGCTTAAAAAAATAGATAAACCACTTTCTCCATTAGAATGGTATTATTGGTATGGTTTAGAATCACCATTTGGTGGTTATCTTATGCAATTTACATCGCCACAAAATAGAAAAAACGTTTTGTGGTATGATGCTAATATTTTTTCTAAAACAAATTCATTAATAAGTGACCAATTATCTCCATGTATTACATCTTTAGGTTTAGTATTATGGGATGGTGATTTTAATAATTCTGATACATTTAGTAGTATTGAAAATTCACAATATTTTGATAAATCTGTAAAATTAACACAACAGAATAGACAAGCATATTATGTAGCGCCGATCATAGGGGTTAATAATAGTAAAATAGATAATATTAGTGTTAAGTCTGATATTTATTTGTCTGGCACATTTGTTGGATTTATAGGTGGTATTATAGGTAAACAAAATAAAGGAGAAATATCAAACGTATTATCTAATATTAACGTAGATGAATTATTAACAGTTAATGCTATTAAAGATACGCCATTATATAATGATATAGATATAAAAGATTTTAGTTATTATTTAAGAGATTATATAGATAATGATTATTATTGGTTTGCTAAAAAAAGTATTAAAAATATAGGTGGTGTTTTTGGTTCTTTAATAGTAGGTAATATTAATAATACTATTTTGGAAAATGTAAGTGCTAATTTTGTTAATAAAAATAATATTATCTATAAAGATAATACTATAGAATATGATGATTATTATTTTTTAAATAAGTATGCAGGATTAACACCAGTAGTTGAATTTAATTCTTGTAATATTTCTGACATGTGGGAAACAAATGAACCAAATAGTATAGCAGCAAATGATATTAATAATCCTAATACAAAAAGTATTGCTATTACAAATAGTATATTCCAATATTCTGAAATTAAGCATGAACCGATTTTAAATTATATATCAGCTATTAAGCCTCATGCAGCTTCTAATAAAGCAGAAGGTAAATCATTTATGTTAGGTACATCGTCTCCAATAATTGCAGAAATTAAACCTACATATTTGAGTATTCCATCATTAATAGAAACACCATTTTTAAATTGTGGTGAAAAACCAAAAAATGCGGCAGATCCATCTATAATATTTGATATACCTAAACTTGGTGTTACTCCTGCAGGATATATGATAACTAAACAGATAGATAATCAACAATATAATAGAGTTGGATTATTTACTGTGGATCAAAATTTTGCATCTCCTACTACAGATCCAGGTTTTTGGTCTATAAACGTAGAAGTAGATTTACCTGGTATTGCTAATACAGTATATGATTTAGATAAAAATTTAGAAGAGAAGGGTATAAGATGGCCAAGTGTACACGATTATAAAGGTAAAGGTTATGCTGGTTTTGTATTAGATAGAATGAATCATACTGCAGCAAATAATTTTGACCTTGATGTAAGAAATATGCCATCAAAATTAATTAATTGGAATAATGTAAAGGCTATAGATGGAGAAAGAAGGTCATTAAGAAATCCTATAGAAACAGTAACTGTTCCTATGGGAGCAAATATTACACCAGCAGTATGTGATGTTTATACAGGTACTTCACCAAATTATGATATATTCTCAGGAACTGCTATATGTCAAGATTATATTAATGATATAAACAATAAGCCTGGATATGAAAATACTAAAGCTATAGCAAAGTTAAATGATTTTAATGGTAATAAGTATTTAACTACTTATCCATATTTTGGTTCTGATTTAAAAATAATTCCAAATACAATAACTTCAGCAGAATTATCTACAGATGATAGTGATACAATAAATCCAAATATGTATCAGTCATTTACATTAACTGCATTAAATCCCATTTATATAAATGGACAAGAAAAAAGTATAGGTAGCTATGATTTATGTAATTGTGTTAGTAGTATTAAAATGACAATAAATACAAGTGCATTTAGCTATCAACCATTTACTCAAGTACCTATACCAGGTAAAGTTTCAGCATTATATGATATAACAGTTGATGTCGATGGACATTCAAAATATAATAATTCACCACGAACTCCATGGATTAATCCTGATACAGATGATATTTTATGGGATTTAAGAGTAAAGTTTGGAAATTATGATGATTATAAATCAGAAGTATTTGGAAATGCTACTAGCGGATTTATTTTCTTAGTTGATTCTACTAGTCATGAAAATAATTATTTATGGTATATAATTCCATTTGATGTAAAGCCATTATCATATGACAATAAAAATCCTGATGGTTCATATTATAAGCAAAGTCCTCCATATGGATTTTTCTACGGTAGTTATGTTGCAACAATACATGCAGCAAGACCGCCATTTACTGATAACGGATTATATTTAACAGAAGATTGGGTAGGAATATGGAATTATAATCTTTATAATGATGAAACTGTTTTATATCCAATATTAAATATACAACGTGGTTTTGTCACTCGTAACTGTTATCCACCAACATATCATTTACCATTTGAATTAGAACA